ATTCGTTATAAGATCTTCTTAGAGTATAGTTTAAATTGATCTAAATTTTTAAACACTCTGAACGAAATCATAAAATAAATTCTTATTTAGGGGACTATAAAGTCTCCAGAGTCAATAGCAACTCTTTAAGGGGCTTTGGAAAAACGACAACGAGGAACAGGTATCTGATACCCTAACTGCAAGTCATCTCCACCAGCTACAAGCCAGACTATCTTGGCGATTTCAGTACCTTTTGCAGTATTGGCTGGAACTGGTATTCTAAACAATAATGAACCATCATTATATACTGGAGCATATGAAATTGTTGGATACTTAGCAGGATTTCCAGATGCAACATTGTATGATTGAGGAACAGCTTTAACATTAGAATAATATGGTATTACAATATCGGCTGGTTGATTCTTTAAATCACTAAATAGATGTGACCCCGATGTTATCTCGGTAATCGAACCGGAATCAAAGAAAACATCTTGCGTATAAGTTGTAAATACACTACCATCCCAAGAGGATCGAATATCTCCCATATTAGCTGTTGCGGCTATAGCCCGATCACTAACGCCTGCAAAACGTACAGATCCTCTAGCATACCTAAATATTGTCATAACCTGAAATAGATAGTTATACCATATTGAATCATTCGCACCTCTATCCATCCATGCAAATGGTGTTAAGGTGCGCCCAGCGTTAGCGTATGATGCTGATGTAACAGGATCTACTATCGTAGCAACAGTAGTTCGCTCCATTGGCGATAACATATTGCACAATTCCTTTACGCTTGCAAATTCATAAGACTGTGTAGCACGACAGTTTTTATGTTTAAACCTCTTAGATCCTATTGATGGATAAACCAATTTTTCTAATCCATCACTTGACATCGAAGGAAACTGCATACTACGATAATTCAAAAGTGGATTTCCCGAAGTGAGTATATTCTGATCACCTTGAGCAACCAATTCTGAATCAGGTATATAATTCTTGTCCGTAGCATTCCAAACACCAATATCCGGATTGGACATTTTAACAAGTCCAAGGTCACGACCTACTGCTGACAACAGTGGAAATGACAACTGAAAGTCATCATCCATTCCAATCCAAACTTGCAAATAAACAGGCGTAGGAGTATCTGTACTACTTGACAATGTAGTTAATGCCGTTAAATAAACCGTACCAAAGTATTCATGCATCTTAATCCAATCTGCAAAATGGAAAAAAGGAATACGAACTGAATAATCAGTTTGATTATTAATATCCCAAACCTGGTTAACATTATAACCTGAAGTTGAAGCATTTGGGGCAATATCCGTAGGATTAACAATAGGCGCATAGTTAAAACGAATACGCATAGAATGAAACGCCGAACACACGAATGAAAAATGCATTTTAACACTACCTCGCCACAAACGAAACATACGAGCTAAAAAACCCGCAGGATGAGGATAGTGCGTACCAGGCAAATCAACTAAACTATAATCAGAAAATTGAAAAGCCAATGGATTTAATGCACAAGTGAATATATTATTATTCACAGCCACGTCATTCTTAATTTCAATGACATCGCATAAAACCATACGACCACCCACCTTAGAAATTCGCATACCATCCGGTATACTATTAGCTAAAGAATTTTTAACCATAACACTTTGATTTTGAGATGGACCTAGCACAACATTAAGTGGTAGATCTTCTGCTCTATTCATATTCATATTACGTATTACAAAAGGTTTTGTAGCGGTCAGGTTAGCTGCATTACTAAATCCGGCATCTACGGCCAATTGTGACATGTCACCAGCAATGTTCGTTACATCACGCGCTATAGTGTTGGCAAAACTTATAATACCAGTCTGTGTAGTACCTGAAGTAACATTCTCTACTTTAGATAATGTAACTTGTTCATTAGATTGTGCAACAAAATCAGCTGAGCTTACATTAACAGTATTAGTATATCCACTAAAACGTGGATTAGTAATAACTACATATATAGAAATTGTAACAGGACTCGGCGTCTTAGTAGCAATTGTATTCGATAAAGGACATACAGGCCAACCATATAGTGTCCAAGGCACAGTGGATTGTACTGACGTTGAAACAGGAACCCTATCATAATAATGCATCCAAGGTACTTCTAATGACACAGTTTGATTACCTGTAGGCGAAATCTGCGCAAACCGATGCTGACTCATATTCTGAGGCTGTAGATACGTCGCATGCATAATATCAGCGGAAGGCACAACGGCAAACATAAATCGACCGTAATGCATAGGAGTTCCATTAACTTTAAAAATTAATCTAAGGTCTGGAGCCCAGTACGCAATATTCTGCAACTTACATGTAATATACGTCATAGCCGCTTTTGGAAACTCAAAAAGCTTGGTTAATGCAGATCTATCATAAACTGAAGACCACAAAACTGTACCTATGTACCACTCACGATTAACAAACGATTCCAATGAAACATCTAAATGCACATTATCAAAATATGGTTGCTCAATTTCACCACGGTCAGTCTTATGTGGTATAGTATCATCAAAACTAGTACTTATTTGTGCAACGGTAACAGTTTCACCAGCATTTTCATCAATTTTTTCCAATGTCTGCGATGACATAGCAAACATATCATGTTCAAATTCCATTTTAAAATTTATTGGATGCAATATATCGTCCAACCTGTCACGCCACTCTTCATAATTTTGAGCTACCTTAACGCGTGACACTTGTTGCGTAGCTCGTTGTATATTTCCTTCATTACTCATTGTATTCATAGTAGGTTGATTATGAGTTATATTACTACTATCGGATAACTCATTTGACCTATCTTTTACAGTGATATTTCTGCCCGTTTTCTGTAGCATAGTAACAGCTTGGTCTAAACTTTTACTAAGATCACACGGAAAATATTCGGGAAACATAGAGCGTAACACATATCCATAGGTTAGTAATCCGCTCACATTAATTACTAAACCCATTTGTTTCATTAACACAACATATTCAAAAAATCGTTTATAATATGCATTATATACATCCAACCCATAGTTAACTGATTCATACAAGACACTATTAAATCGATTTAATTGGTCCAATGCGTTTAAAGGATCTGACTCGCTCCAACGCGGTATTTCATTCATAACCATCATATCCAATTGAGCATATGCAATATCATTCTTTATAACAAAATGTCGTTTTAAATAAGATATGTTACCGACATCATAAACATCCACACATAAATCGGTCTTATCTGAAGTTGTATATACAATATTTAACGTTGACATAACTTGTTGATATGTGTACATATTAAATTTATCAATAATATTAGAATTAACACACACTAAATTATCATCTCCATAAAATGTAGCTTCCACGTTTTGCCCAAACGTTAAAAGTGATTTATCAACTAACTTATAATATGCATATCGTAAAAGAAACATATTATACAAACAATTAACATTGGTTGTCAGCGCTATACCCGACATATTACCTTGTAGACGCATAAATACTACATCCTCAACTATATGAATATTATTTAAAAACGTTGCGAATAGTACCCTACGCACTATGGAGTCTTCATGATCATCATCTTGTTTATAAAATCTATTAATAACTGAACATACATCCATCATTATTGGTTGTGACATAACTGCGTCATACCCTGAATAGTCACCATTAATGAACTTATCGCCCACACGCATAAGACGTCTAAGTAAACGAGTCCACTCGCTACTATTCGGGTTGATACCAACTGCAATTTCACCATTGACATATGTACTTTGACAATGCATTAAAAACCATCCAAAATATTTACGCATTAACAACGATAAACATACAGGACCAACTTGAAATACGCGAGTCTTACCTGCTTTAACTTTTTCAATGGGTCGAGTTTCGTCTTTAAGAGTGTCAACAAAAAAGGTTTCACTAATAATACCTAGTCGCGCACACTCTTCACGATATTGCACTTTTGCCAGTAATTCATCAGTCATAACCAACTTATTATTATCCACATAAATTAAATCACGCTTACCTCCTTTAGTTGTATCCAATACATACGGATAGCCAGCGCTAGTCGTTATATCAATTTTATTCAAATTATTAACGCCATTAAGCATTTCATCGTACGTAAGCAAACGTGGTTCATAAATATATTGACTCTGCCAATCCATTATACTGGTAAACATATGCTCACAAACAATCGCACGAATATCAGGTTCAATAGGATTTGTCACACTATTCATTTTAGACAAACCCATTATCATTGGACTATGAACGGCTTCACCAATTTTAAATGGTCGCAAACGCGCAGGCTCAAAATTGTGTGGACCATAATCTTGTTCCATTATATCAAAAACAACAGATTTACTAATTTTCGTTTTACTAGGCATAGTTAACTTAACTTTACGACCATTATACTTGGGCAAAGCTCCAATTATAGGAAACATATCGCGCAATGGCTCCACCAAATTACTTGCACTCTCCTGTATATCTACAACATCAAAATTATTCATTGCAATGAACTTACCACACTTGCGGTAAACTTCTTCGATATCTTCATAATAAACAGGACATGCAAGCCCACTTGATCCATCCAATGTACCTGCAACATGAATGCCCATAATTTTCCGCGCATTTAACTTTTCATCGCTATTTATTAATAACATTCCACAATCTCCCACAGCAACTCCACAAGAAGTAAACTCGTATCCTGTTGGTACAACAATTTTATGTACTGGCAAAAATTTTCCCAACCAAGGTACTTCCATCTTATCTTGTTTATATTCACGTGATGACATATGAACATTACTACACCCAATGGTATGCATATCATGATCTAGCCGCTTGCCATATAAATATGTTCCATATAAATTCGGTTCATCACTAGTTTTAATAAAAAATCTATCCAACCGGGGTAATGCACAAATATTTTTACAACGTATAAAAGCGATATCAGCTAAATGTGTATAATCCATATCAATAAAAGTAATATCTGCATAATGAACATAAAATTCTTGTTGTTTTGAAAAAGCTACTTTAATATAAATGGTATTATCACCAAATATATCATGCATTTCTCTCAAACGATGTACAAAATGTTTTGGTAACATAAATATATCACCTCCAATACATAACATACTACCCATAATTGATATATCAACAAATTTATCGTCTAACTTACGACTCAACCAAAAATTACATATACTTTTTGATATTTTAATTTCCACGTCTCTATTTTGTTGATTATACTGTTGCGCAACAAAATTGCGTTTAACTTGTTGTTTTGCGCGCAAGATATTACCTTCAGCTGACGTGGCCATCAAAGGGCTACTTTTAAGATAATTATAAAGCACAAACGCAAGTATTGGCACTACAGATAAAAAGAGAGAAATTGCACAACCCATCGGACTTGTTATAAAAGAGCGTATCTGTTGATTGAACGCTTTAATATTAACTTTGATAACCTCTCCAAAAGCATGCCATGAGCTCATTTCTACAGCGGTAACATGAGGACAATCCAATTGCAGTATCATACGAATTCTGCTGCGCTCCTCATCTGACAACATATTAGACTCCTCATACACACGTTCACACGCATCACAAGTCCACTCATGTCTTTGAGCTGTCACCAATACCTGATCCCACTTCCTGGTATCACTATCAGGCGACTTCCAAATCGTATCCCACATTTTCCGTAGAGTACTACGTTCATATACACCATCATTATCGCGTATAGATTCATTACTCTGAGAAACCCACATATTCTCAAAGTGTTCAAACAATCTACCCTTAAACGCATTTTGTTGACGTTCATAATTTTTAAATGCGTTAACAATCATAGTCATAGCATCATCAAAGTAAACAGTTTTCATCAATTCACCCCCAGTTATATGCATAAAATCTATATAATAAGCATCATAAGGAAATAAATCACCAACCATTTTAACACCAGCTTGTTTTGCCATATCAAAAGCATCATAATTTATTCCACCAACACTATTTGCATATTTTTTATTCAAACGTAACCGAATATTTAAATTCCGACGATTAAATATATGTTTACCGCTAGATAAGCATTTATTAGCAATAAAGGGTTGACCCACTATATCAGATTGTGCATTACTTATAACTAATCGTGAATCAAAATAGACTGATTGCTTCTCTTCAAATGCCATATTAAGAGGGTATAAATTATCGTCAACAACATTGGTTAACTCTTCTATACCATCCCCAACTTTTTTCTCATCAGTGAAGACTTGAAATAAATCATTATACCACAATACTGGTTGACCCACATATTTTTCCCAATACTCGGACCCACAATTCCGGAAATATGTATAATTCGAAAAGTCTTCATAACTCTCAATGAAGTTACATTCCTTAGCGAGCACATTTATAATATATGGTTGTAACATACTAGTTTTACCTATACGTGGCTCACCATGTATATATATCCAAAATGGTTTAGTACGTCGAGCATTTTTAGTGCCTTTAACGTGATCAGGAATTTTTGCAATAACAGTTTCTAAGCTCCGCACAATAATGCTCAGATAAGCTAAGACTTTCGATTGCCCAAAATCCGCTCGTTTATTTGATTTAACCAATTTAGCTTGAGCATGTAACGTATCCTTATATAAAGCCATAATAACACGAGCACTATGTGAATTAGTTTTGGCACTAACATCTAACCGATCTTCTTTAATCTTAACAAATCTATCAACAATATCAGAAATTGAATCTTCTTTCATAAAATTAGGAAGATAACCATACAATTTAAACAATTTTTCTCCTATAATTATCATACATTTTTCAAACAATTTAATTATATATTCAAAAATCGTTGTTGAATTCTTCAAATAATCCGAAACCATTTTAATCTTAGCTACAGAAATTTGCATACTTTTAAATTTATCTACTGGTATATTAGTAAACATAGATGACAACATTTCAACAGATACTTTAAAAAAAGCAGTTATAATGCTATCATCATTAGATTGCGCTACAAACTCTTGCTGACCACGAAATAACTCCCACATCCCCTGTATTGCTCGAGTCAGACTATCAATAAGATAGCTACCTACACTAGTAGGTAAGATGAGGGTTAAAAGTGCTACTACATTACTCACGCATCTATTTTGTTCTTGCGATAACAAATACCCCAATGACGCAAATTTAATAAAATACACCATTAGAGCTGAAATCATATTATTATCAGGCACAAATATACTTGAAAACGAATTTAAATTAGTACATATCTTTTTAATATCGGAAGAACTACAATCGACAAGATCATTAAATTTATCGACTAAAGTTGCTACCTTATCAAGCGTTTCTGATGTCTTATCCACCGCCGAATTAACCTTTGTGACTGAACTAAACATTTGAGCTATAAACTTACGTTTACGTTCATATTTATCTATCTTAGGCACATCATTACGTATCTTCATAATGACTAGCAAATTTTTAAATCTGCGTATGTCATTATACGTGTTATTATCCATTGTCATATCCCAATCTCTTTCATACACCTTAACAACTTCACTACACATCCTATGGACTTCACCATTTCTTACACCACTAATTGCCGCAAAAAACTTGGGTAAATCCAAGAATTGTTTAATATAATCATTTTTTGTTTGTTTTGAAAAAGACATAATATCATGAACAACCTAAAAATTATAAATCGCTGAATTAGTAAGACAGGCCCATCTCCCACCTCAACTCAACAGTAACGAGTGTAATATCGGTTTTACGATCGATTACACTACAACTTTACAAGAGCTCAGCATGTCCGCATTAGGCATTAGGACTTTGCAGATTTATAATCGACCTTATATTTGTCATTTAAGACTATACTATACCATTAGGACGATAAATGATATAATAAATACAAGATCTAAACTATATATTACTATATAGCTTTACTTAATTAATATACATATGACAGTGATTTAAACTAACGGCCTTAAGCTAAACCGATAAGTATCACTGAAATTGCCGAAGCACAAAACAATATATATCCTCAATATAATTTATTCACATACTTCATATCTGGGACAGGGTTCATAAAATTTTTGTGGCTTACGAGCTCAATTCTAATCACCCACTCCAGCTTACTACAATATGAGTGTAAAATTACATATTAAATATATATATACACACACAAACACATAACATTAAGATTAAATGAAAAGAAAAGAAAAAGAATTAAAGACTCTGCATAAAATAGGCTCCAATAAACAAAGGACTTTAACAACCTATTAATACAGTTTTTGAAAAGTGTAACCATAAATTAAGCTCCTTTTTAGGTGGATAAATACATAACGAATAACCATCGCGATGTATAACCCGCCGAAGGACTTTAACAACTTAATAATAGCAACGATAGAGGTTTAAAACTCTATCG